AATGCATGAAATCGCCCTGTATGTTTAGAATGCCAAGTGCTGAATCAGGAGAACCCCTCATCATTTTACTTACAGCAGCGACTGCTAATTCCGCAGCTATATTATGATCCCACGATTCACCACTTTCTTTAGCGTATGCATACATACCCAAGTGATAATCCGTCAGGGTGTACAGCGTAAGTAATTCTTCGTCTACCTCACCAGTATGTTCTATACGTGGTGCTGGCTTCCACTCGTAACCATCAAGTGCCGCAGCTAATGCTTCTAACTGTTGGGCTTTATCTTGCTCTTGAATATGCCACTGCACACCAATAGAGCCATCTTCTTTATATAGAGTGGACACTCTCTTAGTGGCAAAGCCTGCGGCAGTCTGGTTAGTCATACCAGCTTCTGGGGCAACACCAGCTTTAGCCGCGTGAACCCTTGCTCTGCGTATTCTCTTCTTCAGTGTATCAGTACTTATACCTAGTGCTGTTGCGGCTTTCGCGTTAGTGTTATGTTTTATGTACGCTTCTACAGCGTCCGTCTGCAATTGTGACGTGCAGTGTTCCAGTAAATGATGCATATATTTTCTTCGCAATAACACCAGCACATCGCTGGAGTCTTACGGTCGTAAACATGTACAAAAGTTTTAGCCACACCCACGGACATTCCCATAGCCGAAGCGTGTTTAACAATAGATAGGCGCTGTGCGCCGCCGGATACTTTGATGTCAGCAGCTATGCCTTGTGCATGCGTGCCGGGAGTACTCTTACGAGCTTCTATGCTGTGAGTCTTACTACGAAAACCGCTAGTAATTATAAAAGGGAATTTGCAGACTTCTCGCAGATGGTCTAGCGCTTTCATAAACTCTAAGTCCATCTCGTTCTCGCCAGTCTCTTGGCAATCAAAATCTGACACTGAAAAATACTTTAGATCGTTCATTACTTTTCTCTCGCTACATTTTTTGTCTTCTCAAACGAACGCATGGCTCCCATGCCAAGCATGCCCATGAGAACTGGAGTAAGGAGGGAAGGATCAACTGTGGGAACTTCAAACCAGATAGAAAGTATCTGAGATATAATTACGTTGTATGCAAGACCTACACCGCACGTCCACCCAACAAACGGTCTCCATCCTCCGATAAACAGAGAGCCTGACTGTGCTTCAGCCTTGTTCAGCTCAATTTGCGCTAACGCATTCTCAGACGCTGCTCTATCGCTCATGGTAGCAATTTCGTGTGCCAGAGCGTTCTTTTGATCTTTATCCTCGATAAACTTGTCGAGCAGCCCTGTAACTGGGCCAATTAAAGAGGCGACGATACTCATACTATACCTTTATCAATCAGAAACAATCCGATAATCAGGGGATACATACCCCACAACATCATTTCTGATTTCTTAAACTTGAGAGCGCCTTCATCAAGATGTTTTTCAATGTTAGTAAATTTGGCATCTATAGATTCCATTCTTACCACACATTCTCTCTCGTGAGCTTCAAGTTTTAGTAGAGCTTCCCGTACCGTCGCCGTCATGTTAAGCCTCCGGTACTAGTTCAGCTTCTTCGACTTCAGGCTCAGGATTTTCTAGCTTCTGAACCAACATACTAACAAATGCGTCTTTGCCTACTGTTAACTGATCTAGATTAAACTTAGTGCTATCTATCTTTCTTCCTAGGTCGTTACAGTGTTGCACGATCATCTGCTGCTCTTCGGTCATATCTTCTAAAATGTATTCTTTATCGTTGATCGTTATGGGAGTTGTTTTTTTCTCGCCCATGTCAAATCTCCTTTCGTTAACTTTCAATAGTGTACACGAGTAACTTAGCAGCTTTTCCTTTCGCCTCTATGGGAGGTAATTCTTCCAAACTACTACTCGCACGTTGTTTAGTGCTTATGCCAATTAAAACATCAACACCTGCGGCTTTAGTACCTGACTCAAGCCTAGCAGCAATATTAACAGCATCGCCGATTGCTGTATAGTCAAAGCGTTTTTCTGACCCCATGTTCCCAATAATAGCATAACCGCTGTTAATGCCAATACCAATCTGAATAGGTGGTAGCCCCTTAGCCTCGAACTCGACGTTTAAGGCGGCCATGTTTACCTGTATCTGCTTAGCGCAAGCTATAGCTAAGTCTTCGTGGTTTTTAAGGTCTAAGGGGGCACCAAATATAGCCATCATAGCGTCACCTATATATTTATCGACCATCCCGTCATACTGTGCCACAGCTGATTGTTGGGCAGTTAACGCCCTGTTCATTATGTAAGTAACTTCTTCTGGGGTAACACGTTCAGATAACGCCGTAAAACCTCTTACATCTGTGAATAAAAACGTGCAGTAACGCTTCTCTCCACCAAGTTTTAACAGCTCAGGATTTTCTTGCAGTCGCTTAACTTGCCGGGGGTCTAAATAATGCTCAAACTGCTTTTTTATCTGCTGGCGTAACTTATACTGCTCCTTGTAGCTAAGGTAAAAAGTTGCGGAAGCTACGACAAACTGGGAGATCATTGTCCACGTAACGTCAATAAGAAAACCTCTGTGTATAAGAGCTAACCCCAACGCGCCCATAGCTGTAATAATGGCCACAGCCAGCGTGAGCCCTGCGTATATACCCAAGTAATTAATAGCTAAAAATACCAGCAGCACACCAACTACAAAGTTAAGAATCTCATACAGCTGTGCTTCGTTTGGTATCGTGGGCATACGCTTATTAGAAGCATGTATGATGGTCTCCGCTAAGGCCGCTTGTATCTCGTGGGGGTATAACAGCCCTGCTGGGGTGGCTACTTGTGGAAGTATGCCCTTAGCCGTAGTTCCGACAATAACTACTTTACCTTCTACATCCATATTATCTAAGGAGGTACTGTTAGTTTTAACCCAGTTGACCCAAACTCGTCCAAATCTATCTGTGGGTATAGCGTTCATCTGTTTAACCCTAACCTCTTGGATACCGTACTGGTTAGTCTTTATTACGTACGTATTTGTACCTGTAACAGCCTTTAGTAATTGGGTACCAAAACTAGCCATCCAGCCTTCTGGACTTCTCATTAGCAGCGGCATTCTTCGCACTAAACTATCGACATCAACCGGAGCAGAGACTATGCCTTGCAAAGCAGAATCTCTAAGAATTTTAATGTTCTGGGTAACGCCTGTAGCCGCTATGCCACCTATATCATCTCCCAGTATCACGGTACCTTCTGTATTCGGTATAGCCTTCCAGCCGTCTGTTTCAAACATAGCGATTACGCTAGGATAATACGATAAAGCTTCTGCAAACGCTGCGTCACCACCGAACCTGTCTGGCTCGCTAAATACAGCTACCCACGATACTGAGGCTGCGCCTGCGTTTAAGAGGTCTATGTGAATCTGCGCTAGGCGTTCCCTTGGAAAAGGCCAACCGCCCTCATTATGTATATCGTCTTCTGTTAGGTTTAGTAGGACTATGTTACCTGTGGGTTCTTCTGTGTTTACAAAATAGTCAAAGGTGCGCAGTTTAACAACCTCAACAATAGTCGGAGGGTATATCAAAGCAACGAAAAGTAACGTGACTAATAATCCTATAGTTGTTTTCTTCAACCCGGCTTCCCCCGATTACACTAAAATATTTATTAAGGTGCCTCGCCGACTTAGCGGAAAACCATACTTATGACGTATGTATCTTATATAGCTCACTTAACCCTCCTGTAATATTCTAATAGTAGAGTCACCACCGTTAATCTTTATCACGTTAGATACTCCATCCTGAATTAGTATAACTGTGTAGCCTCCAGCGATGTTTAGGTCTAGCCGACTATACTCACTGACGCCGCGAATCAAACTTATAGTCTGTCCTGTTATAAGCGTCGTTATCTGGGTATCAGCATCTATACCCAACGAGGTACCTGTAACAGTTACTCCAGAGACTTGAGCAAGTTTGTCTTCCTCCTCTGCGACACCCAGCGCGTCTAATATGTTAAGCAAGTCTTCTAGATAATTAACATCTAAAAAGTTTATATCTAGCTCAGTAAATTCTAGGTCATCCCCCGCTAAATAATCTTCTGCGAGATAATCAATGTCTAGCGCGTTAAAATCTAGTATGTTTGCAGTTTTACCTATTCGCTCTTCCGTAACCACCTTCTCTTCTTTGGGCGGAGTAACGATGAGCATGTTGTCAATAAAATCTAAAGTTAGGTCTAGTATCACAGGCTTAGAGGGCGCTGACTCAAACACTGATACAGTCGTGGCTTCATACGGCTTGTTAAGCAACACCGTGCCCATAGCAGTAATAACTTCTATCTCTCCACTGGAAACCCCGTATTGATTAGGAAGAAGAATGATTAGGCTACGCCCCAGCTCGTCTACTGTAGCTGTGAAATCCGTACCGCGAATCGCAATATCCGCCGTAGGAGTCTTGAGGGTTATGTTTCTCCTGTCTATTTTACCTAGCTTACCCGTTATAAATCTTGCTGTACCTAGGCCAAACGTAAGAGCCATTTTCGCTTTAGAAGGGTCAGCATCAAAAACATACTCATCTATGGTAAGTTGAGAATGCTCAGTTAGCTTAACTTGTGAGTCGTCTAAAAAAGTAATGGCTATCCTACCGTTAGTAGTGACAGCCTTATCGTTTGATTGAATAGAGGAGTCTAAACCCGCTTTGTTTTCTGCTTTACCTCGGTTGATCTGGGCATTGCCGGATACTTCAGATACCCCACCTATATCAACAGCCTGTGCTACTACCTTGATCGTTTTGAATGACACAAAGAGTACCATTAGAACCAACAGATATAATTTTAAGCCAGTCATTATCCTGAGTACTCAGTTGTTGAATATTAAATGTTCTACTGCCGCCTGTTTGATCTAGGTAAAAGTAACCTCCAGCTGAAGCAGTGACTCCAGTTCCGGTGTAGGTTAACGTGTTATCAGAACCATCAATATCAACGTAGTTAGTAGCGCCGTCGATATTTATATTTGACGTTATGGTGTTGTTACTACCCTGAATGATCCAATCTAGGTCTAAGGTAGCCGCGAGTGCAGTGGTGCCTTGGTTCAACGTGAAGGTGTTACTTGTGCCCGTAACATCAACTTGCTGGTCAGAACTGTCTGCGCCGTAAGTGTTTGAGGGGTCTACTTGAATAGTGAAGGTGTTGCTAGAGCCTGTGAAGTTATAATCACCAGTAAAGCTGTCAGCCCAGATATCACCTAGGAACTTATTGGTTGACCCAATCATGTTGATGTCTAATACCATCGTAGAGCCATC